AAGCATCTGATAAAGACGAAGAAGTTGACGAAGAATTTGAAGAAGTTGCTATAGAAGCAGACGACGAAGATCCAATGGATGCTATGGGCGGCGATAAAACCGACGATCTAGAAACAGACATTACAGGTGATAGCGAAGAAGGTGATAAAGAGCCAGAAGAGTTATTCCAGGATTTAGATTCAATCGTTGATGAACTACAGTCAAAATTCGACGAAATTAAAGGCGAAGAAGGCGATGAGATGGACATGGATGCAGAAAAAGAAGAAGAAATGTTTGCTCCAGAATCATCTGCTGACCCAGAAGGCGATGCTGAATTAGCAACAATGCGTGAGTATGTTGAAAAAGTTGCAGGTGGACACGGTGCTGAAACAAAAGGTAGCGCAGACACAGCAGACAACAAAAAATGAGTTGTTGATAACATGAAGAACGACATGGGTGGAACAAGTGCTAACATCTTAAAAGGTGGTGAAGAGTCAGGTAAAAATGACGGCGGATTAGCAGATATTACACCTAAAGATATTGCAAGCGGCAATGTTAACACTCCAGGTAGCAAAAATGCAACGAAGATGTCCAATGAAAAAGGACACGGTGCAGAAAAGAAAGGCGCTGCTGAGACTGCTGACAACAAGCAATCAATTTTCCGTGGTCGTAGATAATAGAGGAGACTAAGGTTGAAAACTAACCTACAAGAACATCTGAGCTTCGACCAGGCTAAAATCGTCGTAGAACGTGATGAAGGCGAGGGTAAAACATTACATTTAAGTGGCATCTGTATTCAAGGTGACATTCGTAATGCTAACCAGCGTGTTTATTCTTCGAAAGAAATTGATAGGGCTGTCAAGACGCTCAACGAACAGATTTCTGGGGGGTATTCAGTGCTAGGTGAAGTTGATCATCCTCAAGATTTACGTATCAACCTCGACCGTGTATCTCACATGATTACAAAAATGTGGATGGACGGTCCTAACGGCTACGGAAAACTTAAAATGCTTCCAACTCCAATGGGTCAATTAGTTTCGACCATGTTGGATTCGGGAGTTAAGTTAGGAGTTTCTAGTCGAGGATCAGGCGAAGTAGATCCAAGTGGTAATGTTCAAGGATTTGAAATTATTACTGTGGATGTGGTAGCACAACCAAGTGCTCCAGGCGCCTATCCAACACCAGTTTATGAACACCTTATGAATAATAAAGGTGGTTACGAGGCATTTAAAGTAGCACAAGAAGTACAAGGCGACGCACAGGCACAACGTTATATAGCAGAGAGCTTGAAAAATTTAATTCAAGGTCTTAAATCTTAAGGAGAATATCACATGCTAGACTTTGTTAAACAATTGTTTGAAAACAATGTGATTTCCGAGGAAACTAAGTCGGAGATTGAATCCGCTTGGGGAACTGCTGTTCAAGAAAACCGCGACACAATCTCTACACAATTACGTGAAGAATTTGCATCGAAGTATGAGCACGATAAAACTGCAATGGTTGAAGCAGTAGATAAGATGCTTTCAGACAGAATTACTGCTGAATTATCTGAATTTGCTGAAGACCGTCAAGGACTTATCGAGGCTAGAGCCAAGTATGCTAAGAAGATTAAAGACGATTCCAAAGCAATGGAATCATTCGTTCTTAACAACCTTAAAAAGGAACTAGGTGAACTTCGTGAAGACCGTAAGAATGTAGCGGGCAATGTTGCCAAGTTAGAATCTTTTATAGTGAATTCATTGGCGAAAGAAATCGCAGAATTCCATGCTGATAAAAAGGATCTTGCTGAAACCAAAGTTAAACTTGTTAGAGATAGCAAGGCTAAATTTGAAGATGTTAAGAAACAATTTATCAACAAAGCATCTGAAGCAATTCAGGAAACAGTTTCAAAAGGACTGCGTTCTGAAATGACTCAATTAAAAGAAGATATCGAGGCTGCACGCACGAATGATTTTGGTCGCAGAATTTTTGAAAGTTTTGCAAGCGAATATGCAACTAGCCATCTTAATGAAAAATCTGAAACAGCCAAACTTCTTAAAGTTGTAAAACAGAAAGAAGAAGCAGTTAAAGAAGCAGAAGCCAAAGCGGCTGATGCTGAGAAACTAGTTGAAAGCAAAGATACTGAAATAACTCGTATGAATAACTCAGCGCAAAGAAAGGAAGCAATGGCAGAACTTATGTCACCGCTTTCAAAAGAAAAGCGTGAAGTTATGGGCGAACTTTTAGAATCTGTGCAGACAGATAAACTACACGCAACCTTTGACAAGTATATTTCTGCCGTAATGGAAGGAAATGTACCTCAAATGAAAAAGGTGGCGCTGACAGAAGGCAAAGAAGTAACAGGCGATAAAACACAGGCACAAGCAATCGGCGGATCAGAGCAAAAAACCGCTGAGATTTTTGACATCCGCAGGCTTGCGGGACTAAAAGTTTAAGGAGAACAAACAATGTCACAACTATTAGAGTCACGCTGGTCAGAAACCAAAGACGCCCTTTTAGAAGGGTTAAATGGTAACAAGCGTACTGTTATGGCAACCACTCTGGAAAATACCCGTAAGTATTTGTCAGAGAGTGCTACAGCAGGTGCAACTTCTGCCGGCAACGTCGCAACACTAAATCGCGTCATTTTACCAGTTATCAGACGTGTAATGCCAACTGTCATCGCAAATGAATTAGTTGGTGTTCAACCAATGACTGGACCAGTAGGACAGATCCACACGTTAAGAGTACGTTATGCAGATAACTTTACTTCAGCGTCTGGAACGAATGCTACTGCAGGTGAAGAAGCATTATCACCTTTCAAAATTGCTGAAGGTTATTCAGGAAATGATGACATCAAGGCTGGTTCTACTGCATCTCTAGAAGGTGAAGCAGGAAACAGACTGTCAATTCAAATCTTGAAGCAAACTGTTGAAGCCAAAACTCGTAAGTTATCAGCTCGCTGGACTTTTGAGGCTGCTCAGGATGCACAAGCACAGCAAGGGATTGATATCGAGGCTGAAGTAATGGCTGCGTTAGCGCAGGAAATTACTGCTGAGATCGATCAGGAAGTGATTACTTCTTTATCAACATTGGCTGGTACAGCCGCATTAACATACGACCAAGGCGCAGTGTCAGGTACTGCTACTTTCGTTGGTGATGAACACGCAGCACTTGCAGTTCAAATCAACAGAGTTGCTAACTTGATTGCACAGCGTACACGTCGTGGCGCAGGTAACTGGGCTGTTGTTTCACCAACAGTATTAACTTTGTTACAATCTGCTACAACTTCAGCGTTTGCAAGAACAACTGAAGGTACTTTTGAAGCACCAACAAACACTAAGTTTGTAGGAACTTTAAACAGTGCGATGAAAGTGTATGTTAACGGTTATGCTACATCAGACGATGTAATTGTTGGTTACAAAGGTTCAAGCGAATCAGACGCAGCAGCGTTTTACTGCCCATACATCCCATTGATGTCAAGCGGTGTGGTTCTTGATCCAGGCACTTTTGAGCCAGTAGTAAGTTTCATGACAAGATATGGTTATGTAGAGTTAACAAACACTGCATCATCTCTTGGTAATGCGGCAGACTACTTAGGTAAAGTGGCTGTAACATCAGCGAACCTAAGATTTGCGTAAGCAATAAACTACACTTTACAGTGTTTAAAAGGGCGGCATTTATGTCGCCCTTTTTTTATGACTTGACTTTGAGTGTTAAATATACATATGCTTGAAATAAAAAGTCATGAAGACTTTAACAAATTACGAGACCAATTAACTAAATGGCGTAAACGCTTTCCTATGTTTACACATGATATACGGTCAATACAAAACTCAATAGAAGTTCATATGAAAAACTATATGGATTTTTTGATCAAGTACAAACAAACAAAGAAAGACAGATATATAGAATCTGCACAAAGCGAAATAGATAAAATCAATACGCTAATGAACACTATTAGTAAAGTTGAACTAATGGCTTTACTGAGTAAAGGATAAATACTTGTGTCAGATAGCGAGCCGCATAATGTGGCGGACTTATGCTGTTTAACCCACAGCGTACCGGATAGAACCCGGATGGGACTACTTTTTATAGGAGAAAACAAATGGGAAGACCACTTAACAAAAGATTATTCGGAACGCCAACAGCGGCTGGATCTGAAATCAAAGTAAACTTTCATAACGACACAGCAGTTAAAGAAGGTTATATCGTAAAGCAAAAAGGTTCAAAGAAATTTGTATGCGAAGAAATTGAAACAGCAGGCGAATATACTTGTGTACTAACAACTGGTAAATTGCCAGCAGCATTAGCAGCAGGCGAAATGTCAATTTCATTCAAAATGGACGATGCAGAAACATACACAGTAAGTAAAATTTCTGGGAAGAAAGCAACACTATCAGCACCTAGTGCAACAGGTACTAACTTGTATGACGGTGTTACTGTTCCTTGGAACTTTGCAGCATCTACTTCAGATGGCGCAGCACAAGTTGAAGAAGCAGGTGACGACAACACATTGATCGGCACTGATGACGACGACTTCACAGAAGACGCATAAGGATAACTGAGGATGGAACCACCAATTAATGTATTTTGGGATTTCTTAAAAAATCTAAAAAACTTGGTTGTTTCAGTTAAAATTGAAAGTGCTAAGGCGTGCCATAACGGTAACGTCTTAGCACAAATTTCAAACTCAGAGTTTAAGGTAGAAGATAAAGAAGGAAACGTAGGCGTTTGTAAACTTGTTAAAAAACAAACAAGTGAATTAAAAGATAATGAAATGACATTATCAGGATTAGTATTAGAATCAAGTGTTTGGGTTTTTATAAAAGAAATTATTGATAACGTAATGAAAGATTTTGTAAATATAAACTATAACTGGGAAGTTGATGATGATTCATCTCAACGTATAGTTTTACTTAAAGGTATTTAGATGGGACAGTTTCTACAAACAAACGGTGATTATAACATCAAAACTAAAGAAGGCGGCGTTGTTAGACTAGACGTTGGTCCTCCAAGTTCAGGCGGACAAGTAATTGTTACTTCTGATCTTATCGTTGAAGGTGACACACTTACTGTAGAAGCAGAAAACCTAAACGTAAAAGATAATATAATACAATTAAATTTTGGTGAAACAGGCGCAGGTGTATCTTTAAGATATTCAGGTTTACAAGTAGATAGAGGCAGTCTTAATCCTGCTTCATTCTTTTGGGATGAAAATGACGATTCATTTAATTTAGCAACAGGTAGTCCTGAATCAACATTTAATTACAATACTACTTTAAGATTAAAAAAAATTACAACAGATACGTCTAGTCCTGATCTAGAACTAATAGGTTATGGACAAGGTGTTATTACAGTTACAGGAACTACAGATTACGAAAATCAAATTACTGATGATGACGATATTCCAAATAAAAAATATGTAGATGATTCTATTAGAGACAATCCAACTTTCCAAATTATCGATGATAATACAAGAGTTATTGTTACAGATAAAGAAGTAACAGGATCATTACAATACTTAATTGACAATACAGGTTACAGTTCATATAGCGAAAGTGCTGTAAGCGTATTGGTTGATAACACACTTAACACACAATTCTATGCAAATAGAGCATTAATACAAGGATTAGAATTTAATCAAAGTGAACCAGGAAGTCCTACTATTACTGTAAACAACACCAATGATAGTATATTTTTACAGACAAACGGAACAGGTAAAGTAAGATTAAATTACGGTTTACAGTTAGATCAAATTGCTGTTGATCCTGCATATATTCCAGATTCAACAGTACAATATTCTAAGCAACCTGGTATTGGTAATACTGGTTTATACTATAGAAATACTAATAATGACACTGATGAATTGATAAGTAAAAATAAAGCATTGCTGTTTAGCATGATATTTTAGGAAAAACAAATGATTAATAACCAACAATTAACTACTACAAGTGACACAAAAGTTTTTACAGCATCAACTACAGGTGCCGCTCTTGGCGGTGCAGTCACAGCACAAAATAGGGCTGTAACAAACATTATACTTTGTAATACAGGCGCAGTTACTATTACAGACGAATCAATTAACAGAACTGAAGTTGATTTATATCTAGTAAAACTAGGTGATGCACCTGTTGACGCAAATAAAATAGTATCAAGTGTAACTGTTCCTGCAGGTGAAACTGTATTTTTTAGCGATGAGAAAATTATATTAGACGGCGGCGATGAAGTATGGGTAAAGGCGGCAGATGCAAATCTAATCACAGTTACCGTAAGTTCATTACCTGTATAAGGATGAATAGATGAGATTTTTAAAATCACAATACGTATCAAAATATAGTCCTAACGATAATACTGTTAGAGTAAATTCTTATGGTAGAGGCGTAATGGATTTTAACGGTGCTGTAATGATTCCAAAAGGAACAACTGCACAGAGACCACAATTGACAGGTGTTAGGCATCCAATTGATGGTAACGGTTATATAAGATACAACATTGATAATGATGCAGTAACTGGACAGCCTATTGGAATAGAAGCATATGTTGGTGGTGCTTGGCAAGTTGTAAGAGGTCCAGCAGTTGGAGCAGTATCAATAGAAACACTAGGACCTGGAGACGCTACAGAAACAGTGTTTGGTCCATTATCAAAAGTTCCTGCAAGTGCAAACAATATTATTGTGCTTGTAGAAAACGTAATGCAGATACCTACAACAAACTTTACATTAGAACAGAGTGCAGGCGGAAGTCTTGCAGGACCGGGCAGCCCATATGCTGACGGATGGTATTTAAAATTTACCTCACCAGTTCCACTTGCTAAGAATGTAACAGTGTTTACTGGTTTTGCTAACTAGGGGGTAGTAAATGTCACAATTGGGGCGAATCACTGGTCCGTTACTAAACGCAAACCTACACCGTGACGATATTGATCTTAAAATTTCAAACACAACGTTTGATGCTACTCCAGTATTATTTTTTGATGTTGGAACTTCTACTGTAGGTATTAAAACTGATGATCCTAATTCTGACTTTGCACTTGATGTAAGAACTGATACCTTAACAACTAGACTTCAGGTAGATGATACAGCAAAAATAGATAACGTTTTAATTAAAGCACCTAATACTTTTTCAACAGTTGTTGGCCCGTTACATATTTTACCAACAAAAACTGCTGGAAGTTACATGAACTTCCAAAGAATGCGTTCAGACGATTTAGAATTTAATGATAATACAATAAGTGGAATCATATCTAATCAAACTATAGAATTAGATCCAAGCGGGACAGGAACAGTTGAATTTACGGCTTCTTCAAATATTTACGGTACCCTAGGAGTTACTGGAAATATTACTATGGATGGAAACTTAACAAAACTTGGCGACCTTA